CCATCGCGCGGGACTCGATCCGGCAGTCCTGCAGCCCGTAGACGCGACGCTCGACCTGGGGCGCGGGAGCGGCGGCGGTGCGCTTCTTCGTAGGCATCGCCCGCGTCTATCGGCCTCAGCCGTAGATCGGGACGTTCCGCTCGCGCAGGATCGTCACCAGGCGGGCGTTGTCGTCGAGCGCCTGGGTCTTCGTGTAGCCGCGGAGCTGCCTCGGGCGGCTGAGGTACTGGTTCAGCAGCGAGCGTGCTTCGGGCAGCCCGCGCTTGCGCGCGACGAGCTCGATCTGCGAGGCGGCGATCCCTGCGTCCATCCGCATCTCACGTGTTCCTCGGCATCACGCTCAGGTCGACGTACGCCGGGCAGCCGCGCGCACGGTACTTGACGGTGAACATGGCGGCGACGCGGCCGTGGGGCTTCTGATGATCGTCGTCGCCCTTGGGCCGCTGCAGGTATGCGAGGTTGCCGACCGCGCGGATCAGCGTCGAGTAGGCGTGCGCCTTCTCCGTCCACGGCACCGCGACCAGGTCGATGTCGCGTTCGGCCCGCAACGAGCCGTGCACGGCGATCGCGTAGCCGTGCGCTCGCGCGACCTCCCGAATGTCGTCGATCACCTTGCCGGTGCGGACGTAGATCGGCTTCATCGCCCGCTCTCAGATGCCGAACTCGGAGCTCGGCGTCAGCGGCTCGTCGTCCGGCTCGGGCTCTGGCTCGCCGGCGGCCATCTCGGCGCGGAGCCGTTGCAGCTCCGCGATGCAGGCGGCGAGCGCTTCCTCACCGCCCGGCTGCCCGCGCAGGAGCAGCGCGAGGTAGGTGAGCGAACTCGCGGTCTCCGCGACGAACCCCTGTTTCGCCGGGCTCTTCGCGGCGACGTTCGTCGAGGTGCCGAGGTTCAGCGGGACGAGGAACTGGTCGAGTTGCTGGTCGTCGATCGACGGCAGCTGCTCGAAGCGGCGGACGTCGGCGCGGCTGAGCCAGCCCCACTGGACGCCGAGCGCGTAGGCGTCGTAGCGGCTCTTGATGTCGCCGCGCATCAGGCCTTCGGTGACGAACTCCGCGTACACCTGGTTCTTCTGGTCTTCCTTCGACATGAAGAGGCCGACGCGGAGAGCCTGCTCGGCGCGCACGAGCCAGGCGCGGAGCGTGTAGACGACAAACTCGATCGACTGCTGCTCGATCGAGGCGCGGGTGACGGTGCCGGCGAGGTCGCCGACCATGTGCGGCGGCACCCGGAAGACACGGGTGATCTCGCGGATCCCGAAGGCGCGTGTCTCGAGCATCTGCGCCATCTGCGGCGGCACGCCGACGTCGGCCCACTTCGCCCCGCCGGTCAGGATCCCGAGCAGGTGGCTGCGCTTCAGCCCCTCGTGCCCGGAGCGCCAGCGGCGGCTGAAGTCGGAGAACTCCTGGTCGTCCCAGTTCTGGTCGGTCTCGATCACGCCGCCCGGGCGGGCGTTGTTGGCCCAGAACCGGAAGGCGTACTCGTCGGCTGCGATCACGCCGGCGATCGCCTCCCTGGTCGCCATCACCGGGCTGAGCCCGAAGATCGACTTCAGCGGGATCACGTCCTCGGCCCGCAAGGGCTTCGTCGAGCCGTCCCGCAGCGTGGTCGTGTAGTAGAGCGAGCCGTCGGGCATCCGGTGCTCCCAGGTGCGGTCGGGCCGAAGCCCCCACAGCTCGATCGGGAGGCCGGCGCCGTTCCGGACGACGTACAGGTAGCCGCGCCCCCAGAGGAGCGCGTTCGCGATCCAGGTCTCGATCACTTCCATCGGCGTCTGCTCGGGGTTCGGCTGCACGTTCAGCAGCTGCTCGCGGGGATCGCCGACCATGCGGGAGCGGCTCTCCTCGTCGCCGGCGCGCACGATCACCGGCAGCGAGGCGATCGACTCCGCGATCACGCGGATGCAGGCATAGACCGACGTGAGCCGCAGCGCCTTGTACGGGGTCAGGCTGACCGCGCTGACGGTCGTGCCGTCGGTGATGGCGATCAGCGCCTGGACGAGGTCGACGCTCGGGTTTTCGAGGTTGTCGCGCCGCGAGCCCGCGGGCGCGAGGCGGGACAGGAGGGCCGGCGGACGCATCCGGTCGCCTATCGCATTACCGCGGCGGGCCGGTCGCCCGGCCCGCCGAGTCCTCGAGAGGACGAGCCGGTTCCCAACCGAAGGTCGCGCGGCCCGCGGCTCCGAGCGTACTAGAGCGCGGTCAGGAAGCGAATCCGACGGGCCGCCGCGACGTCTTCGCGGCGTACCCCTCGGCGATCGCGTAGAGCTCGGCGAGCGTCTGCGACCGTGCGGGCCCTTCGGCGCCACACGCGCTGAGCCACTCGGCGGCGGCCTCACGCGAGAACGCGCCGAACTCGACCCGGGAGGCGCAGCGTCCGGGGCGGGCGACGGCCGGGTGAAGCGTGCCGATGTCGTCGTTCGTCGTCACCAGCACGAGCACCCGCAGGCCCTGCCCGATCAGCCCGTCGACGACGTTCAGGAGCCGGGAGAGCGCCTGGCCCGTCTGCACCTTCGCGTCGGCGGCAAGCAGCTCGCCGGTGTCCTCCAGCACGAGCACCTGCCAGTGCCCTTCGTGGGTGTCGGCCTGCATCAGAACCTCGAGCAGGTAGTCGGCATGGGTGCCGAACATCTCGTCCGGATCGACGACGTAGTGCAGGTCGGCCCAGGAGCGCCACTGCCACGCGAGCGAGCGGAGCGCGTGCGTCTTCCCGGTGCCGGGCGGGCCCTGCCAGAGGATCAGCTGGCCGCCGCGGGAGGGCTGGAAGCCGTTCATCAGCCGCTCGAGCTCCTTCCGGGCGGGCTCCGGGTAGTTGCCGACGATGTCGTCCCACTGGGAGACGCTCAGCTGCCTGGTGCGGGCCATCGGGCCGTGGCTGTGGGAGAACACCCAGAACGTGACCGGCACCGTCGCGTCCTTCGGCGTGGCGGCCGGCAGGAGCTTCTCCAGATCCTTCAGCACCCGCTCGAGCACCGTGGGGTCTTTCGCTCCGACCATCACCCGAACCCGGCCCTCGTTCAGCTCGACGAGCGCCGCGTAGTCGGTCCCGATCAGGACAGCTTCCTTGCTCGACCCGGTGACGTGAAGCATCGCGAGGTTGGGCAGCTTCTCCAGGTCGGCAGGCTCTGCGGCCCAGCTCCGGTGCGCCGTCCTCTTCACGCCCAGAACGGCGATGTTCTCGTGGTACAGCGCGACATGCAGCGGCTCGTCTGTCCGCACCCACCCTGGCACACGCCATCCCACGCGCGGCAGTCTCACAGGGGCGGAGGACGGAACGAGGAGAGCGGCGGCCGATTCCCTCGAAAGAAGACGACCGCCGCCTCCGGCCCCTCAACGTGGCGGGGCCACACTAGCGAGGCCGGCGGGCAGCACGGTCAGCCTGCTCGAGCATCTGGTGATGGCTGGTGCAGGCGATCACGATCAGGTCGTCGTCGAACGGGTCGAAGCCGTCGAGGAGCAGCTGCTGAAGCCCGCCCGGGTAGGCGTGATGCGCGTCGAGGCCCCGGCCGAACTCGTCGGCGACCTCGCAGCGGACGCCTGCCTCCTCGTGCTGGCAGCGGAAGCCGGCGCGGACGAGCGCGAGCCGCCGAACCTTCGGCCAGCGCGGGTCGGCGTACACCCACCGCCACGGCCAGTTGCGGCCGCGGCGCTTCTCCTGGTCGCGGCTGTGCTTCGGACAGCGCCCGCGCTCGACGAGCGCCGGGCAGCCGGCCTCCAGGCACGGCCTCACACCGTGCCGAAGTCGTAGCCTCCGACGTCGCTGCCGCGGACGCGCTTCTTCCCCTCCAGGTAGGCCGAGGCGAGCGCCGGTTCGACCTCTCGGGGCGCGTGCTTGGCCTCCAGATTCCAGAGCATCGGGTTCTCCGACGGAACGAGCCGGACGTGCACCGGGTCAGACCACTCGCCGAGCCGCACCGCCATCTCCGCGGCGACCGGGACGAGCACGATGTCGCGGCGGCTCATCACCTGCTGCAGCTTCCGGCTCCGCGGCTGGCGGAGCGCGCAGCAGGCGTAACCGGCGAGTGCGAACGAGAACGAGGCGACGATCGTCCAGAGCATCGGTTCGCCTATCGCCCGCTCGCCGATAGCACCGGCGCATCTCGGGAGTGAGCCGCCCTTCGTCACTGACAGCGGCCTCACTCCCGGGATGGAGGACTCCCGCCGGTCGCGTCAGAATGGCACCACTCGACCGAAGGGAACCAATGCCTCTAGGTACTGGACATCAGGTGCTGCCGCGGGAGATCGCCGCGGCCGGCAGGCAACACTGGCTGGGCAAGGAGCTCGCGGAGTGGGTCGCCGTCGTGCTCGGCGAATCGCAGGGCTTCGTCTCCGCCTGGCACGACAACCTCGACGCGAACGGTGCCGTCTCGAGCCGCGACTGCGGCGCCCCGCAGATCAACATCCCGGCGAGCGAGATCGGCGGCAGCGTCGAGGCCGCACTCCGAACCGACTCCCGGGACATGCCCGTCTGGTCGCCCGTCTTCGAGCACTCCGTCGACGTCGCGTGGGCGCTCTACAACGAGCCGTGGCCCGGACGGCGGATCAGGCAGTGGCAGCCGTGGGCGTCGTACACGAGCGGGATCGCGGTCTTCCCGGGCTGGTGGATCTGGAAGCAGGAGAACGGGAAGCCCGTCGGGCCGTGGGAGGCGACCGGGCGCTACGTCCAGCGCGCGATCGGCGGCGTCGTCAACTACCACCTCCTGATCGCCCGCGACATGCACGCGATGGCGGCGATCGACCTCGGCCACGAGCTCGCCGACGCCCTGCAGGTCAAGACCGGGTCGCTCTACGTGACGGGCGGCCTCGCACGCTGGAAGGTGCCGCCGATGCCGAGCGGGCCTCCTGCCGACGGCGTCGGGCCCCGGTTCGTTCCGAACGACGGCACCCCATGAGCGCCGACCTGATCGGCAGCGTCTCGGTGGCGTACTTCCTCGTCGGCCTTGCGCTCTTCGGGTTCGTCTGCGGCCTCACGGGATGGCTGCTGGCACGCCCGGCCGAGGCGATCGAGCTCCAGCCGCCGGCGCGGCCGTTCCCGCCGTTGGCTCGGCCGTCGGCGCCGCCGGCGGACGCCTCGAACCACTGAGACGATCCTGATCCGGATCCCGCCTACGGGATCCGGATCAGCCTTTCTCGGGGCTGCTGTCGCCGCTCGTGTCGCCGGGGTCTGCAGGCGCCGCGAAGGGATCGAACCACCAGACGCGCTGCCCCGAGCCCGAGCGGCGCGTGTTCAGCTCGCAGCGGGCGTAGGCGAGCGAGCCGGCGGCGACCGCGTCGATCCGCTGGGTCGCCTTCGCCTTCCTCACCCGAGGCCCGTTCAGGGTCATCTGCACCGCGCACGCGTTGACGTGAGCTGCGAGAACCGGGTCGCCGTTGTGGGAGATGACTTTCTCGCAGGCGCCCTGGTAGAAGGCCTGCCAAGCGGCTGCAGTGGGTCCTGAGGAGGGGCGCATCTCGACGGTGTGCCTGATCCCGTTCCGCTCGAGCTCTTCGGCCGAACGGCCGAAGTAGTCGGGGTCGTAGGCGACCTCCTTGATCCGGAACTGCTTCTTCAGCCGCTCGAGGATGAACTTCTCGACCGGCTCGAGCCGCATCTTCCCGCCCGGCACGTACTCGCCCGGGCTGTCGGGGTCGACCGTCCAGACCTTCGAGCGGAGCACGATCCGGTCACCGACGCGGGCGGCCCAGCTGACCGCGGTCGAGTCGTGGTACCAGCCGACATCGACGCCGACCCAGATGTCGGCGCCCTTCGGGATCTTCAGGATCTCCGGCGAGCCGCCGTCAGGGTCGATCTCCGGCCCGCACGCCCGCCAGACTCCGTGGGGCAGCCACGCATCCCGCGACGCCGTCCACATGTTCAGGTGCAGGCGCTTGAAGCCGAGCTCGTCGCCGCCGAGGCCGAACAGCTGCTTGCGGAGCTCGTCGACGTCGATCCACGACGCCGGGTTCGAGGCCCGCCACAGCTCCTCGTTCAGCCAGTCGTTCTCGAGCTGCTCGGGGACGCCGTACCACCAGAACAGCACCCCGTTCTCCAGGTCGCGGCGGATCCGGAGGCAGCCGCCGTGGCGGTCCTCGGCGTCGGGGAGCAACAGCGCCTGGTCGTACATCCGGCCGAGCAGCGTCGCCTTGTTGAAGCCGGCGGTCGTGATGGCGAGCGCGAACGAGTTGCGCCGCTTGTGGAGCGCCGTCCAGAGGACGTCCCAGACCTCCTCCTGCGACTCCTGCATGAACGCGTGGAGCTCGTCGACGATCGCCGCGCTGACCGAGAGGCCGTGCTGCAGCGAGCCGCTCGAGCTGATCACCCGCATCACCCCGTGGGTGCGGTCGCAGGTGATCACCCGCCGCGACGTCTTCACGCCGGCGGCCGACAGACCACCGCTGTCGACGAACGCGCGGGCGAAGTCCTGCACGAGCTGCGCCTGATCCTTCGAGCCCGCCGCGCAGAAGATGTCCGGGGAGTCGCGCTGGGTCAGCAGCTCGTACAGGCCGAAGCCGGCTGCGAGCGGCGACTTGCCGTTCCCTCTCGGGATCCCGAGCACCGCGAGCCGGTAGATGCGCTTGCCGTTCGCGTCGACCCGGTAGAACTCGTCGACGAACTCGCGTTGCCACGGTTCGAGCACGAACGGGCGGCCCGCAGCCGGGCCCTTCGTGTGCTTCAGAACCTGGAAGAACCGCTCGACGCGCGGGCCGTAGCTCAGCGTCGGGGCGACGTCAGCCATCCTCGGGATCCGGGCGCTCCCCGCCGAGCGGCAGCGGCTCCGGCTTCGCGTCGAGGATCGCCTCCAGATCGAGTCCCTGCGCGACCTGGGCCATCGCCGAGATGCGGGCCCGCGCGCTCGGCGTCAGCCCGAACTGCTCGGCAAAGCGAAGGAACATGTGCGCCGAGGTGCGCGCGGTGCCGACCGCCGGATGCTCGACGACCTGCCCCATCGAGCCGAGCGCGTAGGGCGACTCCTCCTCGACGTCGGCGTTCGCGTCGAGGTACCGCGACCACTCGATGCACATCGCCTGCAGCGCCGCCCGGTCGATCGAGTGCAGGACCTTCGCCTGCTCGAGCACCGGGACGATCTCGTCCCAGAGCTCCGCCGCCGCCGGCGGCAGGCCCGCGGGCTTCCGGGGCGTCCGGTTGTCGAGCTGCAGCGGCTCCGGAAGCGGCCGGTTCCCCGGGTTCCCTTCGCGGATCCGCTGCTCGACCGGCTTCGGTTTGCGACCGCGAGGCATCCGCTCGCCTATCGCCCGCCCGACGGACGGCAAAAAAAGGGAGTGGCCGCGCGAGGCGGCCACTCCCATCACGAGGAACGAGGTAGCCCGAGCCTACCCGGGCTGCTCGGCGTGCGCCAACGGCACCCGCCGACGAATCACGAGCTCTGTGTCTCGCCCCACGAGGAGCGATTTACGGTCGGTGACGATGTTGACGGCGACCCTCTGGCCGTTCGCGTGCAGGCTCGGAGCCGACCAGACCTCCTCGACACTCGCGACCGTGCCGCCCTCCAGGCCGTCTCCCTGCTCGACGAGCCGCGCCGGGATCTTCATCGTCTTCCACTCCCAGCCGGCGGCGAAGTCGAGGATCGTGTCACCACGCTCATGCGACCGGGCGGTGTCGAGACTGTCGAGCGCGGAGCCGAGCTGCTCGACCGCCCGCCGAACTTCGCCCTGCGCGATCGACGACAGCTCGACGGACGGGAGGTCGAGGTCGCGATACAGCTCCCGCGCCTCGGCCAGCCGTGCCTGAAGCCACTCGCAGGCCGGATTGGCGCCCATCACGTGACCTTCGGCGAGAAGCGGGAGCACGAGCACCGCTCGGAGCGACGGCCGCCGACGGCGAACTGGACCGTGACGAGACAGCGGCCCTGGTGCTTCACCCCGACGTGCATGTCGCGCGGGTGGCCGCACTTGCACGCGCTCACAGCTCGCCTGCTATGACCCGGTCGACGAGCGGCGGGTTGGCGAGCCGGCGAACCGCCTCGTGCACCCGGTCGGCGTCGAGCGGGTGCAGGTCGATCACGAGCGCCCGCCGCCACAGCCTGTCTCCCTGCCGCCGCCACCGGAGCCTCGTGCCCCACCAGAGGTCGCCCACCTTCTGCGGCGGCGAGTCGTTCAGGTAGATACCGCCGTCGGGCTTCGCGTCGTATTCGATCCCGTCGATCACGCTGTTCACAGCTCGATCACCTCCCATTCGAGTACGGCGAGCGCGTCGATGTCGTGAAGCATCCAGGCGCGCTCGCTCCGTTTCTTCGCCAGTTGCCAGGCACGCCCGCCGGGCGCCATGAGCCAGACACCGACCCTTCCGCGGCCCGTGCTCCAGCACGACCGCAGCACGAGCTCCGGGAGCTCCGAGCGCGGGTACTGCGCCCGGAACTCCGGCGGAGCCTTCACCGTGACGCCGCTCAGCAGGCCCGGCGTCGAGAGCAGCTCCCTGATCGTCACGACTCGTCGTAGAAGTTGACGAGCACACGACCGCCTGGGACGCCCCACACCCGGTAGAAGGGCTCGGGGCCGTCCGGGTCGATGCCGGCCCGGACGAGCTCTTCTGCGGGCACGTATAGGGAAACTCCCTTCTCCCGCTGCTTGCGCTGCGCCCGGCGCCGGCGGACGCGGTCGTAGCCCGACGCCTGCACGACCCGGCCCGCGAGCGCCACACCGAGCTCACTCACGGCCCATCACCAGCTCCGGGCCGAGCTCCTCGACCCCGAGCCACTCGGCGAGCAGGCGTTCCCGGCCAGGGTCGACCTCGACCCTACCGCTACGCCAGTCGCCCTCCGGCCCCGGGTGGAACCAACCGACCGGCACGAGCGCCGTCGCCGGGAGCACCGCCCGGGCGACCGTCGGGTACAGCACGATCCGGCGGCTGTGGGCGTAGTAGCAGCGGTCGGCGAACGTCCGCATCCCCGACTGCCGGTAGATCGCGCCCTCATAGTCGACGCCGATCCCGCCCTCGTCGCGCTCCGAGCCGACGATCGCAGCACCGGAGGCGATGTAGCCGCCGGCGCCGCTCCGCCCGGTCGGGTCGGCCGGGACGTAGACGCGCATCATCGCCGTCATCGCTGCCTCGTGACCGCCCGGAGCCGCCGGAGCGACGCGGACAGATCGTCGATCATCGGGATCAGGTCACGCACCGGCCGCGGCTTGCGCGGACGCATCTTCCGAGCGAACAGGTCGACCGCGGCGATGCAGGCGGCGGCCTCCCCCATCTCCGGATGCTCGAGCTTGCGACGCTCGACGACGACGCCGCCGTTCCATCCGGCGCCGAGCGTCTTGTGCGCCAACTCGGCGAGGCTCGCGAGCGCCGAGGTGAGCTCGCTCTCGTCCCTCGGCTTGCCGTCCTCGGTGAGCGGCCCGAGGAGGCAGGAGCAGATCACGTTCACGTGGCCGGCTTCGTGCGGCGACATCACTGCTCCTCCGTCCGGTCGTACAGCACCGGCTCCTGATCAGCGACCGTCGCCGGATCGCAGTCCGGGTCGCCAGGGAACCGCCCTTCATTGTCGGGCCAGACGACCTGCACGATCGGCGGCACCGCGTCGACGATGCGAGGCTCCGGCTCGGCGGCGCCCTGGATGGCGGGGCCCGCCGCGGCGACGGCCGACCAGACGACCGCGAACGTATGCGGAGCCGTCAACGGGTCGGTCTCCCTGATCAGGACGTCGTAGCCCTCGAGCACGTTCGGGGTCTTCGTCCCCGGCTCGAGCTTCGCGCCGCGGCGAATCTCCTCGATCGCGGAGAACAGCACGGCGTGCGCCTGCCTGTACGGGAGCCCGTAGACGATCAGCTCGGGATGGTCGAGCGTCGTCGGCAGACCGATCGAGTACATGAACTGCTGGGTCTGATCGTCGTCCACGGTCGGGAAGACGCCGATCGAGCTCCAGCCGACCCGCGCGACGTCGTCGCCGATCTTCGTGAGCATCCGCGTCCGCGCCGCGTCGAACTGCGCGCCCGACATCAGGCGACCATCGCCGGCAGCGCCCCGCGAAGGACCCGCGCGATCGACTCGTCGTAGTCGTCGTCGAGCTTGATCGCCTCGCGGAAGCTGATCGGCTCGAAGTCGACGACCTCGCCGACGTTCATCGAGAGCATCTGGCTGCCGTACTGCGAGCCGTGCTCGCTCGTCCCGTACTCCGGGCTGACGTACAGCATCCCGTCGACGATGTCGTCCTCCGGCTCGTACTCGGTGAAGACGAAGAGCGACGCCGGCGCGATACCGACCGGCGTCGGATACGAGCCGTAGACCGCGAGCGTGCACGGCGGCGACTGGTCGGTCGAGAGGTCGGGCCTCGGCAGCTCCGCGAACCGCTCCCGCGTCAGCGGCTTCAGCTTCGGGACGTGCGACTTCGCCTGCTCGACGAGCTCGCCGAGGTCGCCGGTGTGGCCGTACCCCTCGAACACGTCGAGGACGTTCGCGAGCGTGTGGCCGTTCTTCGTCTTCCCCTTCGGCAGGATCGCGATGCCGCGGGTGCCGCGGAAGATCCGGCCCTCCTCGGCCTTCACCTGCCCGCCACCGAACGCGTTCTCGCCCGACACCAGCACGGTCACCTTGAATCCGGTGAGCTCGTCGAGCTGCTCGGCGGTCGGCGTCTGCCGGCCCGTCCACTTCTCGTAGTTCGCGACGACCGCGTTGACGACAGCCGCCAGGTGCTTCTCGCCGGACACGCTGATCCGGACGAAGCCGCCCTCGTGGACTTCCTCCCACGAGGTCAGCAAGGTCGTGTGTGACGACACCTTCTACCTCCTCAGTTGGATCTACCTTGGACAGACGGCACGCTACCGCACGGCAGCGCGCCGTTTCGGCCGGCTCTCACGGCCTCTTCGGTGCCCTTAGGCTGCGAACTGGCGCCGGAGCTCCGGCGTGATCTTCCCCGCCGCCTCGAGCTCCTGCTCCCGGTCGGCGAGCGCGACCAGGTTCGTCAGCTTCGCGTCGCCGGTCGCCCCGGGCCGCCAGCAGCGAGCCCTCTCGATCGCCTCGTCCGAGAAGCCGAGCTGCTCCATCAGGAGCAGCGCGTAGGTCGACGAGCCTTTCTTCGGCCGAGGTCGCATCGCCTCGTACCGGCGGACAGGCGTCTTCGGGCCCTGCCGCCGCCGCTTCTCTCGCGCGACCGCCGCGACGAGCTCGGCGAAGAGCGCGTCGTCGAGCGCGGGCACCTGGTCGATGATGGCTCTCATTCCGCCGGCCCTTCGACGTCGCGCGTCGCGCGGTCTGTCCAGGCCTCCAGCTCGTCGCTCGCCTGCCTGCACCTGTCCTCGAACTCGCTCGTCGACGTCACCTGGAGCGCCGTCATGATCGTGTCGACCGTGGCCCAGCTCAGCCCCGCCTGTACGTCGCTCGAGACGAGCTCGTACCTGACCGACTGCTCGTCCTCTTCGAGATCATCCGCCAGCGGTCGGGGCGGCCGGGGCTTGTCGGCGATGTCGCGTGGTTCGCCCTTCGGGGCGTGCAGCGTGCAGTCGTTGATCCATATGTACATACCGGGCCACTCCTCGGCGGCCAGGCCGGTCGCGTCGGCGGTGTCGACGCCGACGGTGACCTCGCCGTCGTCGTTGCGGGCGACGAACACGGACACGCCGTCGATCGTCACGCGGGCGGCTGACTTCTCGGCTCCGCCGGGGCCGACCTCTACGTCGGTGATCATCCTTCTCCCTTCATCCAGCGGCGCATCGCCGCTCGTTTCTCGCCGATGCCTCCAGCGGCGACTGACACCGGCACTCCGGCCCGGTCGAACAAGCCCAGGTCGAGCGCCTCGACGTACGTGCCGCCGGCGACGATCAGAGCGTCGTCGTACGGCGGCACATGCCCCCAGGCCTGCGCGAGCACGTAGGCCTCGAGCTTCCAGCTCACCGCCAGGCACAACGCCTTGAAGCCGGTGCTTCCCTGGGCGGCTGCGCCGGAGCGCAGCTCGGCCGCCCGTTCCGGCGTCATCCGCCGGTCGTAGTCGTGGATGGCGTGATGCAACGGGATCAGCCCGTGCTCGGCCGACAGCACCTCGACGTCGATCGCGCCGGCGAAGCCCTCCTCGCGGACGGCCCGGAACGTCTTCCAGATCGGGCCGTCGTAGCGACGGTGCGTCGCGACCCGGAACGGGCTCTTCGTCTTCGTCTGCGAGCAGCCGAGGATCAGCAGCCGCCTCACCCGTCGTACTGGGCGCCGTCGCTCGTCGCCGAGCCCCGACCGAGCACTGCGAGGATCTTGCGGGCGGCGTCCTTGGCGCCCTGCGCGTAGGCGAGGTCGTAGTCGCCGCCGCGATGGCTCGGCCGCTTCGCGTGCCCTCCCGCCTTGATCGAGCAGACGTCGGCGATCCCGTCGGCGACGAGCTCGTCGCAGGTCTCGATCACCTGCTCGAGCGGATCCTCCGGAGGCGGCTCGACGAGCCTGCCCACGGTCGACTCCGGGACGCCTGCTGCCTCGAGCAGCTCTGCGTCTCCCGGGTCGATCTCGCCGACCAGGCCTTGCAGTTCGACCAGCTCGCCGTAGCTGATGCGCTCGGCCCGCAGCTCGACTCGAAGCTCTTCCAATCTCTGCGTGGTCATCCTTCTCCTCTCGTGTCGTGTGAGGCCACGCGGCAGCCACTGCCCGAGCAGCGCGTCGCTCACGGGTCCTCCTTCCGTCAGTTGCGACGGGCGCGGGCGGCCCTCAGAGCCGCCCAGCCGTCGTTGTCGCGGACCGGGACGAGCAGCGTCCCGAATCCGAGTAGTGCGGTCGCCTCCTGCAGGCCGAGCCAGCCGACGACGACCGCCGCGACCAGAAGAGCAGGCTCGCGGCGGGCCCTGCGAGGAGGATGCAGACGTTCGCCGCCGGCGTCATCTCCGTGCGGCGACCGGCGAGGATCCGAACGCCGGCGCCCGGCGGCCAACTCCGAGCGATCGGCCGGACCCGGTAGCCCGCCGCGAAGGCGGCGGCCGCGTGTCCGAGCTCGTGCACCGCGATCGCGACCGGCAGCGCCGCCGCGATGCTCAGCCAGACGTTCATGCGACGAGGGTGTCGACGAGGGCGTACCCGAGCATCGTCGCGACCGGGCTGGAGACCATGTTCCCGATCATCTTGACCTTCTGCTCGTTCGAGAGCGTCAGCACCCTCCCGCGTTCATTCCGGCGGTTCGCCTCGAGCA